CCATATGTCAAGCATAAGTCTGAGTTGGCTCAGATTAGCAGGTATTGTGTCCAAGAAAAAGACACTATGTGACCCAATAGGTTGGCAGCTTTTCACTGTTTATGAGCATGGCGGCTCTTTCAGATAGCTTAGTGGCATCCACGTTTATTGCTACCGTGACTTATCGTCGGGCCGAGAGGCACTGGAAATCCAGGCTCCATTCACGCTTTATTCTTGCGCTAGGCTATGTGCTATTGCTACGTATATGTCTAATCTTTTGTGTGTCGTTTTGGTTATCCTTTCTGTTTTGTTGCATTCAGTCTTTCAGTTAGTCGTTAGTTAGTCAAGTCTTAGTTTAGTCTGTCTTTGTGGTGGCTCATTTGTCGCACCTTTGCAGGACTAGCTTACACCTGCGAGCTTGTAACGGTCAAGGCAAAGGATCAAGGCACTGTGGCTACTCTTTGCAGTTTGACTTTCCGTCATAGGTGTACATGATGCACACCTAAAAGAGATAGTCAATAGGGTTTAAACGTAGTCTAGCCAACCCTCCCTGCTGTAGTGTGTAACCTCCCATTGGTTCTCAATGTCATACATTGGGCTTTCAATTATCTCAATGGCTTTCTCTTCTGTTTCAGCTTTCACAATGTGCATTTTTGTGTAACCTGTCTCTACATTCATTGCATCAATATAAAAGTTTTGCATTTGGTTATCCTTTTGTTTGTTTCGATGCATTTAATAGACACTAACGGAAAACAAAACACAAGTGATAGTTTAATGATTAAACTGCTTTTTTTTGCTCTGACGTGTTAAGATATTGAAAACAAACAAAACATTTTTTATTTCTAGGGGTATATCGTGCAGCATGACTAGGGGGATGTACTTGTAATGTTCTCGTATTGTTCTAAAAGCTGCTTTTGTTCCTGATTCGTTTTAAATTGTGCATCCACTATCTGTTTTTCGCCTATCGTGTCGAAAATACGCTATTATTTCTACATATTCTAGGTTTACTGATACCTTATCTGTAATAAAGTACAGCAAAAACAATAGCTTGTAAGTCTGAATCGGTTTTAAATATCTGTTTTTAGTTTTACTATGTCGGTTTTGCTCTATAAAATGCCGCAATCAGACCTCACCGCAGCATAGGGTCGGGCGAGGGCCACCTAGGGGTATAGCGTATATGTATACACACTCTGCAACACACGGGATTTTTACTTTTGGAGTACTATATCTTGTATACGGACACTGGTATTTGTCTATAAAGGTAAACAATTACAGAAATATGAGTAAAGTTACGTAACGTTACTACTTGACTAAGGTGTATTTTTATGTATAACTGCGTAGCAGTAGCAGCTAAGTTAAACTTTACAGTTAAAATATAAGAAATTGGACATAGGATAGTATAACTTATAGTTAAACTAACAATAATACAAATAAATATAAATAAACTATTGACATATAATTAAATATATGATACTATAATTACATAACTACTATAATAATAATAACTTGTAGTTAAACTTTAAGTACTACAAGCGTTTAGAAAGTACAAACTCCATCTGTGTCTCCTCTCCCTCATGTACTTCTAAACGTTTGTAGTATTTTTTATCTTTTTTCTTAAATAAAGACTTGACAATGTACAAAAAAAAGGTACAACTATATGCAAGTGAGTCCGTTATTGAAGACTTTTATGAAGCTTTAGCATCAGAGGACACACGTTTTCTACATAAAGTACACATACCTAAGTCAGATGTGTTTTATGTACGAGAGTCTATTTACAATCGTACAGGAATAAAGTATGACTTAGATCATGTAGAGAGAGCTATGTACTTAGAGGGTTACTTGGAGTCACACGAAGTTTTAGACCCAGATAGAAAACGAAAGTATGGATAATGTTTGTAATAGTATTTGTAATGTTTATGGATAATGGTTATAAAGTAGCGTCAGACCAAGTGTTATATCCTACAATGGATACATGTGTTTCTAGTTTAGCTACAAATATGAACTTGTTAAACGCTAGTAAGCCTACACCTAATTCCTTTGTACTAGGTAAATGTGTAGAAATGCCTAAACCTGAAAAGCAAACTTGAAAGTTTAACTACTATGGCTACAACTAAAGATGTAGAACGACTACCAAGTGGTAAGTTAAAGTACCGTGGTGAAATATTTCCAGGATACAACAAGCCTAAACGTTTGTCAGGTGAGTCTAAGAAGTCAGCAGTTTTAGCTAAGAAGGGTGACCAAGTAAAAGTTGTACGGTACGGTGATCCTAACATGTCAATCAAAAAGGATAACCCTGAAAGACGTAAGAGCTTTAGAGCTAGACACAAGTGTGACACAGCTAAAGATAAATTTACAGCTAGATACTGGTCATGTAAAGCGTGGTGATTTAACGTGTGGAATATTATCAGTGGTGCGTGGACGTTAGCTAACTTAATAATAGACATTGGGCGCTGGGTACGTAAGCAGGAGTGGAGGAGACTTGCTGTGAGTTTTGCTAAGTGGTTATTTGAGTATCGAATCTGGATAGCTTTGTGGACGTTCCTTACTGGTTACATAATTTGGATGTTACCGTGATGAATGTAAACTTAGGTTTATTAGACTATATGCCTTTACCTCAGATGGCGTTTGATAAAGTTGTACCTGAGTGGCCTTCCGCACAACGTGTAGAAGAGACAGCAAAAGCTATAGATGAAAAAGTACAGAAGTACAAGTACACAGATGCGTATGCGTATCATCCTCAAAATATGAATAAAGTATATCCACACCGTATAGGTGAAAACGTAGACATGGTGATATGGTAGCTAAGAAGAAAAAAGACCCTAAAGTAGGTACAGGTAAAAAGCCTAAAGGGTCAGGGCGTAGGTTATACACAGACGAGAACCCTAAAGATACTGTAACCATAAAGTTTGCAACAGCAAAGGATGCAAGGGAAACTGTTGCAAGAGTACGAAAATCAGGAAAACCTTTCGCAAGAAAAATTCAGATCTTGACAGTTATGGAACAACGTGCTAAAGTAATGGGTAAGACTGAAGTTGTTCAGATAGCTAAAAAGGCTAAAGAAAGACTGCGAAAGGAAAAAAATGCCGTATCTTCAAAGTAACATACCTTATTTTAAAGCATGGGTAAGAAGAGAGTACACAAAGAACTTAGAAGAATATCACGGAGAGTTTCTACACTGCATGGTGATAGCAGTAACGACGATGCCAAACAGGACTCTAAGCTTCCAAGTTATATTTACAGGGTGCGAGTTCGATGGATCAGAGGAAGACCTAAACGTTCACGGGGGAGCTATGTGGGCTAGGATGCCTCTTACTGCCCTAGTAGCTGATACTCCACTAGAAGAATGGCCTACTGAACTACCACCTTACATAGCGCAGCCTTGGGATTGTATGTCTCACCACCACTCAGTTTACGTACTTAACAGAGCAACCCCAGCGCCTTGGATAGCAAAGATTGATAATGAGTTTTACCCTTGCAAGTATTACTTCACAGTTGATTACACAGATAGTGAAGTAGCTGATGATCCTGCCCAGCATAAACAATCACATGTGCTGGAGTTGTTAGATGCAGGAGAGTACACTGGTAACATTGTTGCGTTGCCCAATAATAGAGTGAGAGTAACTCACCCAGCTTGGTTTGAAACAGGAGAGGGTGCTCCTGACTTTAGGCCAAACCAAAACATATTTCACTCTAAGCAAGACGTAGAATACGTTTGGGATACGCAACGAGTGTTTAATAATCTGTACAGTGATAAGGAGTAGTTGCTATGGCAATGCACGGAAATAAAAAGAAAAAAGGTATGGCTCGTGGTGGAGCTATGAAGAAAAAGAAGATGGCTAAAGGTGGCATGACCATGAAGAAAAAGCCAGGTATGGCTAAAGGTGGTAAAATGCCTATGAAGAAAAAAGGTATGGCTCGTGGCGGTAAAATGAAAAAAGGTTACGCCAAGGGTGGAGCAACAGGTATGACTCTAGCTCAAATGCGTTCTGCAGCTAAAGCCAAAGGCTACAAGCTAACAAAGATGTAACGCTATGCCTTTAACTAAAAAAGGTAAAAAAATAATGCGCTCTATGAAAGAGCAGTATGGTCCTAAAGAAGGGGAGGCTGTATTTTATGCCTCCCGTAACAAAGGAACTATAAAAGGAGTGGAGAAAAACATGGGCAAGAATAAACAAATGGGTGGTGTTATTAATCCTATACAGCCCATGTATAATCCTACGGCTGCTGATATGCAACGTCAACAAGGTATGATGCAAAGTAATCCTATGCAAGGCGTTACTAAAAATCCTATGCAACAAAAACGAAAAGCAGAAGGTATGGCTGAAGGTGGCGCATTAAAAGAACCACCTGCAGGAGACAAAGGTAAAGGTCTAAAAAAACTGCCCACTGAAGTACGTAACAAGATGGGCTTTAAAAACCGTGGTGGTTTAATTAACAATGGTAATACAGATTATCGTAAATCAGGTATGTTCTACAATAAGGGGAATAAATAATGTCACTATCCGTAACACGAGAAGAAGGTATTGAGGTTTATCAAAACCCAAACATTTCTTTTACAACTATGAAACGCACAGTAACTAGTCTTACTGATGCAACTAAAACAGTAACTGCAGCAGAGTCAGGTACAATCTTTACTTTGAATCGTGCTGCTGGTATCGTAGTAACACTTCCTACTGCAGAAGCAGGTCTATACTATGACTTCCACATTGGAACAACAGGAACGTCTAACAGCTACACTATCTCTGCTGCAAGTGATGCAGACACCATGCAAGGTGTAATTTTGCACATGGACAAAGACGATGTAGGCACTGCAGTTGCTCTTAATGAAAACGTAGACACAAATGGTTTTAACGTACCTGCTGCTGCTGATCACCAGTTGATTTTAAACTCAGATGCAGATGGACGTTTTCTTGGTGGCTATGTAAGTTGTGTTGCTATCACTGACGCAATTTGGATGGTAACAGGACACTTGTTTGGTGACGGTACTGTAACCCATAACTTTGACTAAGTTATAAGCTAATCTTTGCAATCCCGACATAACGGGGTTGCAATATTATCTATTTAAATTGTTCAAAAAATGTGTAAAACTATCTCCATGCACATAAATAAAAGGAGGTAGTGCGATGAACTGGTTAAATAGAGTATGGAAGTCAATACAAAGATCTCAAGAAAGACGTGCTGCGTATTGGCAACTAAACAACTTATCAGACAGAGCCTTAAAAGATATGGGCATGGATAGGTCTGAAATACGTAGGATGGTATATCATGGCAGTGAAAAGCAAGTCAAAAGTTAACCAAGCTGGAAACTACACTAAGCCAGCCATGCGTAAAAGACAGTTTGCCAGAATAAAAGCTGGCAGCAAGGGCGGTAAACCTGGGCAGTGGTCAGCAAGAAAAGCTCAAATGCTGGCCTCTGCTTATAAAAAGGCAGGGGGAGGATACAAATGAAGAGATACCTAAAAAGATTATGGTGTGCTTTTATAAATCGTAAATGTAACCCAGAATGTGATTGTTGTTAGATGGCCCTAAAAAAATCTCAAAGAAGTCTCAAGTCATGGACAAAGCAGAAATGGCGTACAAAGAGTGGGAAGCCTAGCGCTAAAACTGGTGAGCGCTATTTACCTAGTGCGGCTATTAAGTCTCTTAGCGATGCTGAGTATGCCGCTACAACCAGAGCTAAACGAAAAGGCACTAAGGCAGGTAAGCAGCATGTGGCTCAACCTAAGAAGATCGCAAAAAAAACCAGAGCCTACAGGAAGGTAACATGACACGTAAGCTTACAGAAAATCAAGCTAGATTCTTAGAAGTGCTTTTTGAGGAAGCAGGTGGTGATGTTGTGCAAGCTAAAAAGTTAGCAGGGTACAAAGCTAACTCATCCACTTCTGCAATAGTGGAGTCTTTGAAAGATGAAATATTTGAAGCAACTAAAACGTATATGTCAAGAGTTGGCCCTAAAGCTGCAGTTGCGTATGCCAGTGCTTTGGACGATCCTACCCAGCTAGGCATAAAAGAAAAGATGATGGCTGCAGGTCAGATCTTAGATCGTGCTGGGGTAGTTAAGACAGAACGAGTATCCGTAGAGTCACCAGGTGGATTATTTATATTGCCACCTAAGAACGACGATGAAGCTGAAGCTTAAAAGAGAGCGTCCTTTACAGCATGAATATTGGATGCTACCTAAAGTACCCTTTAAGGTTAAGGTTTGGTTACGCATACCAAGGATAAGTCAGTACATACCGTTTGGTTATGAAGTTGATCCAGAGGATAACGATTGGTTAAACCCTATACCTGAAGAGTTAGAATTACTAGAACTAGCTAAGAAACACGTAAAACAATATAGCTTAAGGCAAGTTGCAGCTTGGTTAACTACGCAGTCAGGCAGAAGCATATCACATGATGGGTTGAAAAAGCGTTTAGATGTTGAAAGGAAAAGAAAAAGACTTACTACGATTAAACGCGAGTATGCCAAGCGGCTCGAAAAAACGTTACGTCAGATCGAAATCCTCGAAAAAGAAAGATCTGGCTGTTACACCTACGAAGAAGACGCCAACGAAAGCACCCCCAGCGCAGGTTAAACCTGCAGAGTATGACGTACAAGAAGCACAAAATGTAGTATTTAAGCCTAACCCTGGACCTCAAACAGAGTTCTTGGCTGCAAGTGAGAGAGAAGTTTTATATGGAGGAGCAGCAGGTGGTGGCAAGTCATACGCAACTTTAGCTGATCCTCTACGTAACATGAACAACTCAGACTTCAGTGGTCTTCTTGTACGTCACACTACTGAGGAACTAAGAGAACTAATACAAAAAAGTCAGGAGCTTTACCCTAAAGCTATTCCTGGTATCAAATGGTCAGAACGTAAGTCACAGTGGACTACACCTAGAGGCGGCACGTTGTGGATGTCGTACCTAGACAGAGACTCTGACGTTATGAGATATCAAGGACAAGCGTTTAATTATGTAGCTTTTGACGAGCTAACTCAGTGGAGTAGTCCCTATAGCTGGAACTATATGCGCTCAAGATTACGTAGTGCAAACAAAGACTTAGGGCTATACATGAGAGCTACAACAAACCCAGGTGGACTAGGACATGCTTGGGTTAAAAAGATGTTCATTGACCCAGCCAAACCTAACACAGCTTTTTGGGCAACGGACATAGAGACTAGTGAGGTACTGAAGTTTCCCCAAGGGCATAGTAAATCTGGTCAACCCCTATTCAAGCGTAGGTTCATACCTGCTAGTCTCTTTGACAACCCTTACCTAGCTGAGAGTGGTGACTACGAAGCTATGCTTCTATCGTTACCTGAACATCAACGTAAGCAGCTACTAGAGGGTAATTGGGACGTAAATGAAGGTGCAGCCTTCCCTGAGTTTAACAGAAAGATACACGTAGTAGAACCATATGATATACCTCGTAGCTGGGCTAGATTTAGAGCTTGTGATTACGGTTACGGTAGTTTTACAGGAGTAGTATGGTTTACTGTCACGCCAAGCGAACAACTTGTAGTTTATAGAGAGTTATATTGTTCTAAAGTAACAGCTACAGATTTAGCTGATATGATACTAGAAGCAGAAAGTGAAGATGGTAGTATCAGGTACGGCGTGTTAGATAGTTCCCTGTGGCATAAACGTGGAGACACAGGACCGTCCTTGGCTGAACAAATGAACGCAAAGGGATGTCGTTGGCGTCCTTCTGATCGTTCAAGAGGTTCACGGGTTGCAGGTAAAAACGAGCTTCACCGCCGTTTGCAGGTAGATGAGTTTACAGATGAGCCAAGGTTAGTATTCTTTTCTTCCTGCACCAATATAATAGCACAGCTTCCTGGTTTGCCTGTAGATAAAAGAAACCACGAAGATGTAGATACAAATGCAGAAGATCACTTGTACGATGCATTAAGATATGGTATAATGACAAGACCACGTAGTTCACTTTGGGATTTTAATCCTGTGTCACAACGTTCAGGGTTTCAAGCTTCTGACGCAACATTTGGATACTAATAATGGCAGTAAATGAAAACGAACAAGCTGAACTTTTTGAAACAGATGAAGTGTCTGTTGTTCAAGATGGGGATGAGCTAGACGCAGGTAGCGTGGTTGCCTTTGTAACGGAGAAGTTTAAACGTGCAGAAGACGCAAGATACACAGACGAAAATAGATGGCTTCGTGCATATCGCAACTATCGTGGTTTATATGGCCCTGATGTGCAATTTACTGAAACTGAAAAGTCTAGAGTATTTGTTAAAGTCACTAAAACAAAAACCCTAGCTGCGTATGGGCAGATCGTAGACGTACTCTTTGGCAGTTCTCGCTTTCCCCTTACAGTAAATCCTACTACCTTGCCAGAGGGTGTAGCTGAGTCGGTACACATTAATATAGATCCTAACGCAGAACAAGCACAAGAAGAACTATCGTCAGCCTTTGGACAAGAACCAAAGGTTACTTTTTTATTTGACCCTAATGAAAAACTTAAACCTGGCGAGACTATGTATGACCGCATGAAGCGTCTTGGTCCTCTAGAAAATAAACTAGAGCAGGTAGGCGATAAAGTTATTGAAGGGCCAGGTACAACTCAAAGTACAGTCACTTTCCATCCTGCTATGGTTGCAGCTAAGAAGATGGAAAAGAAGATACACGATCAGCTAGAAGAGAGTGGTGCTAATAAACAGCTACGTCATACAGCTTTTGAGATGGCACTCTTTGGTACAGGTATAATGAAGGGACCGTTTGCTATTGACAAAGAGTATCCTAATTGGGATATGGAGTCAGGCGATTACAACCCTACTATTAAGACTGTGCCATCTACTAGCCACGTTTCTATATGGAACTTTTATCCTGATCCTGATGCGTACAACATGGATGAGGTTGAGTTTGTAGTTGAACGTCATCGCATGACACGTTCACAAATGCGTGGTTTAAAGTCAAGACCTTTCTTTAGAGAGGAGTCTATCAACGAAGCTATTAACTTAGGCGAATCATACGAAAAGAAGTATTGGGAACAGGACATGGAGGACGACTCTCAGTATAGTTCTGCTCCATATAGATACGAAGTGCTAGAGTTTTGGGGTTACGTAGATACAGACATACTTGCAGAAAACGGTGTTGTGATTCCCAAGGAGTTGAAGAACTCAGAGCAAGTTAGCGTTAACGCTTGGATATGTAACGGTAAAGTTTTACGCTTGGTGTTAAACCCATTTAAACCTGCACGTATACCTTACTACGCTGTACCATACGAACTAAATCCGTACAGCTTCTTTGGGGTGGGTATTGCAGAAAACATGGACGATACACAGACCCTTATGAACGGGTTCATGCGTATGGCAATAGATAACGCTGCATTATCTGGCAATCTTATTATAGAAGTAGATGAAACTAACCTAGTGCCAGGACAGGACTTATCTGTGTACCCAGGTAAGATATTCCGTAGGCAAGGTGGTGCTCCGGGGCAAGGTATCTTTGGAACTAAGTTCCCTAACGTAGCTGGCGAAAACATGCAACTGTTTGATAAAGCAAGGGTTTTAGCTGATGAGAGTACAGGGTTTCCATCTTTTGCACACGGACAAACAGGTGTTTCAGGAGTGGGAAGAACTGCTTCTGGGATTAGTATGCTTATGTCTGCAGCTAACGGTAGTATTAGAAATGTTGTTAAGAATGTAGATGACTACTTAATTGGACCTATAGGTAGAGCTTTCTTTGCGTTTAACATGCAGTTTGATTTTGACAGTGAGATCAAAGGTGACTTAGAAGTTAAGGCATCAGGCACAGAAAGTCTTATGGCTAACGAGGTACGCTCACAGCGCTTGATGCAGTTTATGGGTGTAGCATCTAACCCAGCGCTTATGCCTTTCGTAAAGAGTGACTACATCATACGTGAGATAGCTAAGAGTATGGACTTAGATCCTGATAAAGTTACTAACTCCTTGGGTGATGCAGCTATACAAGCAGAAATACTCAAGAAGTTTCAACAGCCGCCACCTGCTCCACCAGAGGGCGCACCACAAGGACCACCTGCACCACCATCACCAGGTGCAGCGCCAGAGCAAGCAGGAGTAGGTGTACAAGATACTACAGGCGCTGGGGGTGGCAACATAGGCACAGGAACAGCACCAACTCCAGGTGAGCAAGGATTTACTGGAACATGACAATAAAAAAACTAGTAAACGATAAACCTTTATGGGATGCTTTCTTAGAAAACATAAATGCAAAGATAGTAGTATCACAAAAAAAGTTAGAACACGAAACTTCTATGGAAGGCATATATCGTGCTCAAGGTGAACTAGCTGCACTACGTAGATTAACCTTTTTGAGGGATGAAGTAAATGGCAAATCCGTATGATGCTTATCAACAAATGGCAGACAGTTTACAAGAAGCAGGTGTAACTTTATCTGGTGATAAGACGTATACAGAGGAAGCTGCTGACATACAAAGTGCATACGAAAAATCTCAAGCATTAGCAGGTAGAGATGATAGTGATAGTCAACAGTCTTCTACTGTAACTTATTATGATGATGATAAAGGAGAATCAAAAACGCTATCAATAAAAAAAGAAGACTCTATTGTACCTTTAAAAAATGAAGAAGGTAAAAACATAGGTGCTGTTGATATCAGTAAAGGTGCTGTTGATTTATATACAACGGATGAGGGTTTATATAAAGGATTAGATATAAGTTTTTCAGATGAAAAATTTAGTATTCCAATTGGTGATCTTAGATATGAAGATACACCTTCAGGTAAAAAAGGTTTAACTTTTAAATTAGGTAAAGGTAAAATATACACAGATGCAGATGTTGATCTTTTAGATTTTGAAAAAGCTCCTATGAAAGCTAATGCTGGCTTTGTTCTTAATTTTGCAGAAGGTGGCTTTGTTCCTGATACTAAACCTATGCAGATGGAGATGGACTTGATATTAAGTGAAACAAAAGATCCTGTTAGTGGAAACGTTGCCCCTCTTGGTGCTACACCAGAAGAAGTACGTGATGACGTGCCTATCAATGCTAGTCCTAATGAATTTATGATTAACGCTGCAACTAGACGTTATTATGGCACAGAGTTTTTTGAAGAGCTACAGAAAGCTGCTGCAGAGGGCTGGGAGCGTATTAAAAAGGGTGAAGAGTCTTACTTTAGAGATGATGAGCTTGAAGTAGAGGATGATGAAAAAGGGCAAGACAAACCTATAAATATGCAAGAGGGTGGCACTATACCTGAACGTGAAGTGCCTGAACCTGTAGGCGGTGGCTTTGGAGGTTATGGTGGTGTTGGTTTACCTTTTTTAGGTTTTGAGTTACGTACATTTACTGACCCTAATAATCCAAATAGAAGGATAAAAATAGCTTTCTTTAATGGCAGACCAATAACTCGTATACCAAAAGATTTTGTTGAGTCTGACGTTGAAACTGATGATGATGCTCTGGTACAAACAACTGCACAAGGTGATACAAGAGATAGACGCGAGTTAGGATACGAATTAAAAACGTCATACAGAGAAAAAGATTTAAATGATTGGAGTGACTTTGATTACGCTCAATATTATTCAGACACAGACAAAGCTATTAAATCAGGACAAGATATTACAAAACTTTCTAATCTAGAAAAAGGTATTGTATTTGCAACAGGCGCAGGTCTTACAGGTGGTTTGTTTGGAGGAATTGGATTAAGTAGATTAGCTGAAAAAAACAAACGTGATACTGCTGTAAAAATATTTGAGAAGACTAAAGATCTTATGAAAGACCAAAATTTAGAAGTAGAGTTTGGTAAGACTGTCGCGTATACTAATTATATGCTAGGTAAAGAGTTAGGTCTTCTTTCAGAAGAAGAACTTAAAAAGGTTCCTGAAAGACCTGACATAAGTTTAATAAAAAGGTATAAAGATAAACCTAAATCAGGTTTAGACTTCAATCCTAATACTTCTGCGTTTAAATCTCAATACGACAGAGATGAAGCTCTTGGTGGAACATTTGGTAATGAAGCAGCATACTTAGCTTCACAAGAAGTACACAGTCAAGGCTTACAAGCAAAAGGTAAAGATGATACCTCATACTTTGGCAGTAATGTTGGACCAGTAGAGGCTATAACAAACCTAGTTACTACAGGCACTGTAGAAGGTGATGATAATGATGATAAACCTACACCAGAACCAAAACAAGAAAAAACAGAAAGTTTTGAGGAAAAAATAAAACGAGGTGGAGGTTTTAACAAAGGTGGTTTAATGCAGTAACAACGATAAGGCTACCCAGCAATAACGCTGGCCCCATATAAGAAAGGAATACAATATGCCTGAACTAGCAGAAGTGGAGACACCAAAAAATGCAGGATTCGTACAATCTAAAAGTACAAGAAATGCAAACAAAAAGCGTATAGAACAGGATGAAGCAGAACTCAAAGCCCTTATGGAAGGGGGATCATCCAGTGACGAAGAGGCCGATACCAAAGAGGCAGAGGCCAATACAGAAGCTAAAGAAGAGACACTATCTGCAGAAGAAAGAACGTTTAAAAAACGGTATAGTGATTTACGCAGCCATCTAAATAAGCAGAACGAAGAGCTAAAAGAACTCAAAGCTCAACTAAACAACGCTGCAAATAATGGTGCTGTACGTCCACCAGCTAGTGACGAAAGCATAGATGCTTGGGCTAAGAAGTATCCTGAGATAGCACAGATCGTAGAAACTATTGCTGACAAAAAAGCAAACGAAAAGTTCAAGAACGCTGACGCTAGACTGCAGGAGTTAGACAAGATAGCTGCAGAAACACATCGTGCTAAAGCTGAAGATGAGATACGTTCTATTCACAAAGACTTTGATGATCTACGTGCTAGTGATGCTTTTCACGAGTGGGCAGAAGAACAACCTAAGTGGGTACAGGATGCCTTGTACGAAAACCAAGATGACCCTAAATCAGTTGTACGTGTGATTGATCTGTACAAGATTGACAACGGTATGGACGTAAAAGGTAAGCGTAAGTCTACTAAAGAGGCAGCTTCCCAAGTCAAGACTAAACGAACAACTAAAGTAGAAACTAACGACACATCAGGAAGCTTTCGTGAGTCCGATGTGCAAAGGATGACAGCCCAAGAGTATGAGGCTAACTCTGATGCAATCATGGAATCAATACGTAGCGGTAAATTTATTTACGATCTTTCTGGTGCTGCACGTTAAAAAAGTATTGACATTACACAATTTATATGTATAACTGTGTATGTTAAGACAAGAGTATAAAGCCCTAATACTATTAGCTACCTTTGTACTCTTACTAAACTAAGCCAAACAACTAAGTTAAGACCTACCTGATTTAGTATAGGCCCAAGCTAACCTGATCAGTAACGCTTGCACCCTAAAAACATCAGCCCCTTAAAATACGTTTGGGCTTACTTCACATAAGCCAGCAAACACCTAAGGAGGATTATATCATGGCTTTTTCATCCGCATCAGGTTATGGGAACTTACCTAACGGTAATTTTAGTCCCGTAATCTACTCCAAACAGGTACAGCTTGCGTTCCGCAAGAGTGCCACTGTTGGAGATATCACAAACTCTGATTACTTTGGGGAGATTTCTGCCCAAGGTGATACAGTCAGAATTATCAAGGAACCTGAGATTTCAGTGCAATCCTACACTCGTGGGACCACTGTAACAGCGCAAGACCTTGACGATGAAGACTTTACACTGGTTGTTGATAAATCCAACTACTTTGCTTTTAAGATGGATGACATCGAAGAAGCACACAGCCACGTAAACTTTATGCAGCTTGCCACTGATCGTGCAGCTTATCGCCTAGCTGATCAGTATGACCAAGAAGTTCTTGGTTACATGTCAGGCTTCAAGCAGTCTGCGCTACACGCAAAAGCTGATACAGCAAATGACACCGCAAGTGGTGAAAAAGCTGTAATCACTGCAGGTTCAGACGAATTGCTTTCAAGCATGAAACTGAAGAAGGGTGATTTTGGTAACATTACTACGTCATCTGCTGGAGAACATTCAATTCCAGTAACTGCACGTATGCCTGGAGCCACATCACTTCCAACTGCAACTGTGTCACCTGCTATGGTCATAGCTCGCATGAAGCGTTTGCTTGATCAACAGCAAGTAGATACACAAGGAAGGTGGCTCGTCATTGACCCTGTATTTATGGAAATCCTTTCTGACGAAGATAGCCGCTTTATGAATGGCGACTATGGTGAGTCAGGTGGACTACGTAACGGTCTAGTGATCAACAACTTTCATGGGTTCCGTTTGTATGTGTCATCAAACCTACCAGCAGTAGGCACAGGACCAGGTACATCAGGAACAGCAAACCAGAATGCAAATTTTGGAGTGTTAGTTGCTGGACATGACAGCGCAGTAGCAACTGCTGAACAGATCAACAAGACGGAAACGTATCGTGATCCAGACAGCTTTGCTGATATCGTCAGAGGTATGCATTTGTATGGGCGCAAGATATTGCGGCCTGAAGCAATTGTAACCGCTAAATATAACGCAGCGTAAGGGAGGATTGAATTATGGCTACTATTTCTATGAGCACGAACTCAGCCTCTACTTCCAACAATGGCGGTACTGGCAATAAGCAGCTTCGTGGAAGTTTAGTAACTCTGCAGAACGATATTGATCTTGCAGATGCTATCCTACAAAACGGTGGTACTGCACTAGCGGCAAATGATATCATTGAAGCTATTGCTGTCCCTGCAAACACTTTGATCCTACATGCAGGATTTAAAGTTGTCACTGCAATGGCAGGTACTACCACTGACTCTGCTATCCATGTCGGTATTACAGGAACAGATGTAGACATCTTTGCTGCATCATTTGACCTTGATGGTGCATCAGTAGGGGATCATACTCCTGCTATCACATCTTCAGGTGTATGTTCTAACTTACCTGTATTTACTGCATCAGCAGATACTATTGACGTAGAGATTCATGCGTCAAGTGGAACCATCACTGGTGGTATTATTCGTGTTTACGCAGTATGCGTATTAATGGATGATGTCTCACAGTCTAGCTCTGCTAACGAAGTGGATCGTGATCTACTCGCATAACTACTTTAGGGGCTGGCCCAGCGCTGGCCCCTTAAACATCTTACCAAGGATATTATAATGGCATATAATTATCTAGGTTTAGTCAACGATGTTAACAGAAGACTAAACGAAGTAGAACTTACATCTAGTAATTTTGACTCTGCCATTGGTGAATACGCAATGGTAAAAGATGCTATTAACTCATCCATAAGATATATTAATCAACATGAATTTGGCTTTCCGTTTAATCACGATACAGAAACAAAAACACTTACACCAGGTGTTGTAAGATATTCAATACCTACAGATGCAAAGTCTGTGGATTACTCTACAGCTAGAATTAAAAAAGACACAGATTTAAACTCACTAGGCAATAGTTTAGATATACTAGACTATAAAGAATACATCTCAAGAGATTACGTAAACCAAGAGGACGACATTGCATCTACAACTGTCAACGCTTCCTCTGGTTTGTCTGCTTCTGTAACAACAATAACTGTTGCATCTACTACAGATTTTTCTTCAACAGGAACGCTACATATAGGCGGTGAGCAGATTACTTACACAGGTATATCTGGCAATGACTTTACAGGATGCACTAGAGGTGCTAACAACACAACAGCAGCAGCTATAGCTAATAGCACAACAGTGACACAGTTTTCTGAGGGTGAATCTCCTAGAGCTATAGTAAGAACGCCTGACAATAATTATTTACTATACCCTTATCCTGACAAACAGTATGTCTTACAGTTTGACTACTTCAAGCTACCAACTGATTTGTCTTCTGCAACAGATGTACCTAGTTTACCTGTGCAGTTCAGATACGTAATCGTTGATGGTGCAATGTACACAAGTTATATGTTTAGAGGTGAAACACAAGAAGCTCTTGTTTTAAAAGAAGCATTTGAGGATGGCATTAAACATATGCGTACTCTTTATATAAACAGGTACGACTACATTAGGTCAAGTGTTGTTAATGTTAGAACTCTAAATACAAAGATGTTACCTAGCAGGGTTTTGTAAAACATGCCAACTAAAAGACAAACATTTCCTGTTGAGATTAAAGGAGGGCTTGTAACAAACCTTAGTCCCTTGCAGCAGGGTCTTAACATGCCTGGCTCTGCAATTAGACTAACAAACTTTGAGCCTTCTATTGTAGGTGGATACAGGCGAATACTTGGGTTTTCTAAGTTTGATCCAAACAAAATACCGCCTTATGGACTAGCAGTTGTTAATGGTGCAAGTCAAACAGGCACAACGCTAAATGTTTCAAGAACGCACACTACTCCTGTTGTAGGAGATACATTTACAGTAGCAGGAATAGACGGTACATACACTATAGGTGCTGTTAGTTTTAATGCTACTAATAACACAACAGCACTTACTATAAGTCCTGCGTTAGATTCTAGTCCTGCAAATGCAGCAGC